ATAAGTAAATGGTGTTCCTTTAGGATAAGATCTTTCTGGATTATATGTATATTTGCACATTATAAAAATTCCTCAATTAAATATTATTATATAAATTTTCAATATTCAATGTTTGAATTTCTTTAGTATCATTGTCTAATATAGTAATAGAAGTATCTCCGGTAGCGCATTCATCAAGAAATAAGCAGTTGTGATTTATCAATCCATTACTCATATAAGAATGATGATCTTCTGCTATATTTAATATATCTACCACAATTTTTAATTCATCTAATTTTTCTATTTTTAATACTTTTGCTGGAGCCATATTTATTATTGTTGATAATAAATCTTCTTCGATAATATCCTTAGCTTGAATAAATCTTTGTTTAATATGATGCTTTATTAAATGATCTTCTGTACATATTAATTCGTTAATAGAACCAGTAACAGGTATAAGATATGTAATTTTTATACAAGGTTTTTTTGAAAATGAATATCCAGTAAAATCAGCAAATCCTATAGGAGTCATTATTTCATAAGAAAAATTTTCTAAAATAATAGTATGATTATTATTTAATTGTTCTTCATTTAATATATAATTAAAAATTTCTATAAAATCCTTTATATAATTACTATATACATTTCCAGTATTTTTATTTCTCAATACAATTTTAGATGTTTCATAATCAATACAAGATATTGACATTCCTCTAATACTAGAAGATGAAGATGATGCTGCAAATATTTTAGACCCATTCTCTAATTGAATAGAATATTTATTCCATTCTAATACTCCTTGTTGAAGAAATTTTGGAATATTTTGATAAGCTACTTTAATTCTATCAAGAATTTCTTTTGCTACACTAGATTTATTAGCTAATATTGCTACCGTCTTATTAAAATTAAATAATACATAATGAAGAATAAATATTGCACTAATTGTACTATTATGAGATAATACATTATTTGTGAAATATTGCTCTCCTGGAACGGATAAATCATAACAAGACATTAAGCCTAATGGTTCTATTTTAATAACTTTTATATCACGATCTAAAAAATATTTTATTTCTTTATTAAGAGAATCTTTTGCAAATATTTCTTGATCATCTATTGAATATATAATATGATCTTCAGCACAATCTAAATGAGTATCATTTGATAAATATAATCTAACTGATGGAATATTTTCTAATTTAATTATACAATTAGGTCGTTTAAATCCATTTGGAGTTAAAATTTCAATCATTTCATTTCCTTTAATACATCGTTATGAGTAGTTATATAATGAATTCGTTTTCCATCTAAATATTGAATTGGTTCAATTTCTTCAGAACGATTTACAGCAACTAATATCTCATAATCTTTTGCACCATCGTCTAATACTGTCTTTATTGATCTTTTCATCGCTTTACCAGATGTAAATACATCATCTACAATCAATACTCGTTTGTCTTTAATGTTAGTTCCTATAATAGAACCTTTTTCTCCATGCTTTTTTGGCTCTTTTCTGTCAAATGCCCATGGAATATTTCTTTCTTTTAAATTAGTCTCAAATTGATGCCAATACAAACTTGTGGCTAAACTTATTATAATTCCTTTATATGCAGTCCCTAATAATATGTCAAACGGAATTTGTAACTCTTGAATGGTTTTTGAAAATACAAAACCTAATTCTACTAATCCTTTGGAATCAGAAAATTTACTGAAGTCATAAAAAAATTTAGATGTGGTTCCGGAATTTAATTGAAATTCCCCTATACTTAATACATCACGCTCAACTATTTTTTTGGCTAAATATTGGGATAACGATGGGTTTGACATTCTTTATCACTCCACTTTAAAATATTATTTATTGGATAATTTTCCTTTTATATATCCTAACGATTGATATATAATAAATTCTTCTTCTTTGATTCTCTTTTCTATTAATCCATTATTGATACATATTCTATTTTTTAAAGATTCAGATCTTTTTTTATTTGATTCATTTGAATTAACTTTATTTTTGCGGGAATTAGAAATTTTTAATCTAGTTTCTTCTGAATGTGAATATCCTTTTCTAGAATTGGATTTGTTTTGCATATGTTCTAAGGATTGTTTTCTACCTTTACCTTTTTTAGACATTTTTAATTTAGTTTCATCAGAATGCTTATGCCCTAAATTATATTGATTTCCTTTCATTCGTTTAGATAATTTTTCTATGCTTGCTTTTGATTTAGGTAAGCCTTTTTTAATCCATCCCTGATCTAAATATAATTGTAACTCTTCAGGTGTAATAACTTTTTCAATATAACCATTATTAATTCTAATATTACCCTTTCTTTGTTCAGACATCCTTAATTTAGATTCTGAAGAATGTTGAAAACCTCTTTTTGAATTAGCTGATTTTTTAATTGATTCTTCTGTTACACAAAAATCTTTTCCACCATTACATTTATTTAACCAACGAGAATCATAAACACAATTATTTGTTCTAATATAATTTTCTTCATATTCTCTAGCTTCTTCTCTAGTATCAAATACATAATCTATTTTAATTAGATTTGGTTCTCCATTTTCACTTTTAAATTTTTTAACTATATTAGATGATGTAAAATATTTTGTCCATAAATCATCTGGATGACAATCTTTTTTATATCTTACTCCATAATAATAAACATCTAAGTCAGTCCAAGATAATTGATAGGTGAATGGTGTTCCTTTAGGATAAGTTCTTTCTTGATTATAAATATGTTTGCACATTATTAAACTCCTTTAAATTTGTTTGTAGTAAAATATATTTATTGGAGTCAAAAAAAAGCCCCATTAATGGGGCTTTTTTGTTTTTACTTAATTAAAAATTATAATCCTTCAATTTCACTAAATGTCATACTACTATCGCTGCGAACAGCAGCAAGAGTTAAGTATATGAAATTTATAGATTTATTTGGTTTTATCAAAACTACGGCCTTGAACTCATTTCTATCAATAACTTCTGGAGTGTTTACTTGCTCATCACAAATAATTTTCCAACCTCCTTTTTGAATACCTCTACGAGCTTCTACATCTCTTAAGAATGGTGACATAGTCAAAATAAATATCTGCCGCGTCATTTCATCGTTGAATTCAAACAAGAAATATTTAGATGCTTTAGATATAGCTTTCTTAAGAACGATAAATAGACGTCTAACATTTATTCTAGAGAATGCTGAAGGTTTAAGAGTTGTTGTTTTATCTCCAAATAAGATAGTTCCTTCTCCGGGGAAAGTAACAACAGGATTAATTGAGGCTTGATATAAATCGTCTCTTTCTCCTGAGATACCAGTTCCAGACAGAGCAACTGCACCGTATTCAGAACCTGGATTCCAAGCTAATTTAATAACATTAGCAATTTTACCTCTATTAAATCCAGCTGGAGACCACCAAGGATCGTTGGTATAATCTGTTCTTGCACATAGACCAGCGATATCAGGATTTAGAGGTAACCAATGGAATTGATCGTTATAACGATCATATTGATATTTCCATCCAGAATCCATAACCGCGTAATTAGAGTCGTAATTAACTGCATTTTTATGATTAATTACATCTTCCAATTCCTTACCTGGATTATCTAATACACAATCTAAATTAGGTGAATAGAATAATACGCAATCCTGACGAATTTCAACCACATTAGAGATAACCCAATTAACGATAGCAGGGTTATTATATTGACCCATCATTATTAAAGAGATATCAATTGAATTAGAATTTCTAAATAACCAAAATCCATTACAAACATTAGCAGTATTATCATCGTTCAATTGACCAATATTATTATCGGACACACCACCAGCCAATTTTAAATATGAATAAGGATTATTTACATTTGCTGTAGTATAAACACCATTAACTTTCTGAGGATTTGGATCTTTTGAAAGTTTAACCGTTACAGTATTTGCTCCACCAATAACAGTAGTAATAATTCCAGGATTAATTACAATTTTATTTAGAGTATTATTTCTAGTAAAATCAGTAGATTTTAGAACTTTATGAATACCAACTACTTGACGATCATAAGTAACATCAATATTTTGATACTCGGAAAGAGTAGTATTAGCTAAAGTAATTTCATAAACTAAACCAGTAACTGCAAGAGTATCTGATCTAGAAACAGCAATAGTAATAACACCACCTTCAGTTAGAGTTCCTGCTGCAATAGTAAATGTATCAGCAGTTAAGTCTACAACATAATCAGAAGGATCAATAACCACAGCAGAACTTGCTGTATCTCCCATAAAGGTTACAACAAAAGTATCACCTGTAATAACATCAATTTGAGAAGTAGTATCAACCACAACAGCGATTGGTGTTCCTAAATTCTCTAAATCAGCTTCAAGAATTGTAAAATCATATTCTTTTGTTTGTGTTAAAATAACATTACCTGAAGTAGCAGTAACAACTTCAGGTTTCAAAATAAGATTTGTTCCAGAAATACTCCATAAAGAGTTAATTACAGAAGAAACACTTCCACCACTAGGAGTATAAGTTAATGTTCTAGTTGAACCTGTAATCAATGCTTTAACTGTGGCAATAGAATAATCAGAAATAGTTACAGGATGGGAAATTCCTTTTCCGGTAACTCCAGCAGAAATATCTTTTTCTCCAACCCAAATATATTCTGAACCGTTATTAATTGCGGACTTATAATATTTAGAAGAACCATCATATTTTCTAGCACCTGGTACAAAAGAAAGACCTGAGAATTTCTCTAATACATTCAAATAAGCATCTGGATTCCATTTATTACCAGTATCAATAACCACCATAGAGAATTCACCATCACCTGGTGGATAATCAAATCCTGATTTAAAATCCCAATGAGGGAAAGAATATTTATCAGCAAAAGATACTGCAATAGAATTTCCTAATTCGGAAGGATATTTAGCAGCGAAAAGAACATCTGATAATAATCCAGAATTTCTACGAGATTCAAAGCTTTTTAAATTTTTAATAATTAAATCGTTTACATTAGATTGAGTAGTTCCAGTCAATGTAACATTTGCATTTCTTGCATTATCTCCAACTAATCTAACAACCTTTAAATTATTACCATATACAAAGAAATTAGACATAGTAAAGAAATCAGGATAAGTTGATTGCTTACTATCAGATGGATGAACTGTTGGTTTATAAAAACGCTTGATAATATCGTTTTCAGAAAATAAAGAAACTACTTCTTCGCAACGTCCCCATTCTGAGCTAATAACTGTTGCACCAGTTGTAGTAGATACAGCAGGGACCACTAAAGAATAATCTTTTTCGATAGCTAATACACCGGGACTTAATAGATAAGCCATATTTTTAAACTCCTTTTTTGTTAAAATCCATTCTTAATGAATTTCTGAATCTGTAAATTTCTTTTTATTTTTAAAAGATTTCTAAAAAGTATTTATTTATTTCATAATTAGATATTATTATCAAAAAAAATCCCCAGTAACGGGGATTTATTGATTATTCGTAAAAATTATTTATTGACAATTTTTGCTTAGGTTTTTTATAGGGTTCTGATTTTTTATAAGTAAAATTAGTTAATTCTGGATTTTTAATTTTCTTTTTATAATTAAGAACCTTTCTTTGAAAATGAGTTTGTTCGTCAGAATAATCAATATTAAAATTTTTGTTTGACATAATTAATTTAAAAGTAATCCTATATTATATTAAATTGATGGTGATGGTGATGGGTTTAAAAATTGAGTAAAATCATTAAATGACATTTTTTGAAGCATCATTTGTTGTTTCAAATAGTCTTGTAATTTTTCTAATTTATCAATAGATAATTTTGTTTTATCTATCATTAAAATGAAATCATCTAAAGACGATTTCAAATCAATTTTTTCTGTTCCTGTAGGAATGAAAGTTGATTTTTCTGTATTATCAAAAATTGATGGTAATTGTTTTTGAAATTGAATAGGGTCAGATTGTTTAATAGAAGTATTATAATAACTCACAAAATCAATTTCATTACCAATTCCTAATTTTAATAAAAATGATTGTAATGTAATAAAATCCGATTCGTTATATAACAATTGATTTTCTTCTGATAACTCATTATAAGAAGAATGATAAGCTAAAACTAATAATCTAAATGCCTTTTCAACTACATCTTTAATTTTAACATAATTAATACATTGATTAAGATTATCTAAAGTTTTAGCAATATAAATTTGAATACCAAAAATTGAAGATGATGGTGATAAAAATTTTGCTGTAATATCTGTTTTATTTTCATCACCCATTGGAACTTCTAATTTTTTATATATAATATAATATTGAGTATTATTATATTGAACTTTTAAAATAATCATTTGTTCTCTAGAATGATCCCTAGCATTTATACTAGATTTTAAAGAAACATTTTTAATAAATGGCTCTATTTGAACTGTTGGAATTGTTGAAACTTCTTTTTCATCATTTTGCATTTTTAAATTTTAAAAAACCTCTAATTTGTTGTAATCGTAATTCTCTATCATTTTCTGAAATAATAATTAATTTACTTTTCAAAGCTGAAAATATTTTAAAGAACCAATTAAAAATAATCGTCTGCTTATTTACTATATTTAAATTTGTTATTCTAACTCCATCATTTTCTAAAAATGGAATATTTTCTAAATATATAATTTTATCATATGTATATAATGTCATATTTAATGCTTCAATAATAAAATTAATAAATTTTTTATTGCAAAGGATTTTATCAATTAATGCATTGGCAGATATACATCTTTGAATTTCATAATCGTATAAAATATAATAAACAGCAATATCTAAAAAAGTTCTTTCTGTAAATATTGTAGTATTATAATCTACATATTGTTTTTCAATATTAAATTTATATTCTAATAAATCTTTATGAAAATCAAAACAAATAGAAGGATCCCTTTGAAAATCCTTAATAGTATAATTATTAATTTTCATCAATTCTCTAGCATATTGATTGAATAAAATCCCATATCCATTTATTCTTAAATCATTAATTAATGTAGATTTACCACATGATGATGGTCCACAAATAGCATTTAGCATTATTTTTCCGAAAGATCAATAAGTTTTAGAAATTCAGATTTTAAATAAGCATTATTTCTCATTTCTCCTCTCATAACAGATGTTGTCATAAATGAATCTTGTTCAACTCCTCTACATTGAACACACATATGATCTGCTCTAATAATAATTGCTAAACCTTTTGGTTTAATAATTTCTTCAATATAGTCTGCAATTTGAACAACTAATTCTTCTTGAATTTGAGGTCTACTTGCAAAATAAGAAACAATGCGATGAAATTTAGATAGACCCATTACTTTATCTCCATATAAAATTCCAATATATGCAGATCCAATAATGTTTTGAAAATGATGAGAACATAAAGAATTAACTTTAGCTTTTGTAATAACTAATTCATCTAATTCTTTAACATTGGGAAATGTTGTAATTTTTGGAGGAGCTTCAAAACGTCCTTTCATTGTTTCATGAATAAACATTTTAGCAATTCGTTTTGATGTACCTTTAGTATTATGATCATTATCAATATCAATTAATAATGATCGTAATAAACTATCTACTTTTTCTGTTACTTCTTTTTCTAATTCAATTTTTTCTTCTTTTGATATATATTTTGAAATATTATCATTTGCAAAAAATGGAATATTATTTAAAGTTAAACGATTTAAAATTGTTTCACTAACTGTTTCACTAATTTTCATTTATTATATACCTTTTTATTTAGAAAACAATTCAGGCAAAAATGTTAAGTCCTGAATATTATTATATACTATTTTTATTTAAAAGTCAAGAAATATTTTTACTCTGGTAAATATTGTGCAATATCTAAAATAGCTTTTTGATATTTATCAGCCCATAATTTTAAAAATTCCCTTGGAGTTTTTCCTATACCTCCATTAGCATTCATATTTTTTCTAACAGTTTTAGATACTTCTGTATTTGATGCTGCTGCTTTAATAATTTCTACAGCACCTCCAATACCTTGTTGATGAGTTAAATATAAATTAGATCCAAAAGGTGATACTCCTTTTGATTTTAAATATGATGCATTATCTTTAGTAAATTTAATAACAGCATTTATAGATGCTTCTGCATCAAAAGGATTTGTTAATTTATAATGTTTAGCTGTACTTGGCATAAATTGATAAAGTCCTTTAGCTCCAGATGGATTTCTGGCATTAGGATTAAAATTACTTTCTATTTTAGCCATGGCTAATAGGTATGAAGGATCTATATTTGCTTCTTTTGCTTTATCAATAATTAATTCAATTAAATTTTTATCCATGTATATTCCTAATTATCTGTTATAGTTGAAAAATTATTAACTAATTCAACCTTTAATACTCTATCCATTTTATCAAAAAGATCTACTTTATGAGAAATAATAAAACAGCAAATTTCCGTAGGAAGTGTATCTAATAATTTTATAGCTAATTCTGTTGAAACTGGATCTAGAGATTGATCTAATAATTCGTCACAAAATAGTATATTAGTATTTAATGAATTTTTTAACTTAGCAATTTCTCTCCAAGTAAATAATAAACATAAATCAATTTTCATTTTTTGTCCGTCTGAAAATGATTCATAAGAAAAAGAATCTCTATGTCTTGCTCTAATTATTTCATTAAAGTGTTCATCAAATTGAAAGTCAATGAATAAATCTAATCGTTCTAAAAAGTTATTTAAGCAACTATTTATCTTAGGTAAATATTCTTTAATAATTAGAGTTTTAATTCCATCATCTTTTAATAAAATTTGACAAAAATCTACATAATCATTTTCTTCTCTAAGTTTTTCAGCTTGATTTTTTAACTCTAATAATTGTTCTAATTTTTCAGATATTTCTTTTTCTAATAAAATAATTTCATTATCAGAAATTTTAGACGAGTTATCTTTATTTTGAAAATCTGAAATAATAGATAAATAATTTTTCTTTAATTGTAATAAATTATTCTTTTCTGATAATAAATTATTAATAGTGTTTATTGTAGAATTAATTTCATTCAATATAGAAGAACATTCTATATTCTTTTTATCTAAGGAATTTTGATAATCAATTATTTTATTTAATTCTACATTTTTTTCTATTAAAAATTCATCTTTTATTTTTAATGAAATGTCTTGATGACAAGAAGGACAAGTTTCGTTTTTTTCAAAAAATTGTTGTTCTTTAGTAATTGAAGATATTTTATTTTTACATAATTGACGATTTATTTCTATTTTATCTTTCTTTTGTTTAATTGTTTTTTGTAAATTTTCTAAATCCGTTCCTTGAGTTTCATAAATTTTATTCAATGATAAATCTAATTCATCTATTTTAATATTAATATTAGAAAGTTTATCTTGAAATTCTAAAATCTTTTTATCATTTTCATGTTGAGAATTTTTTGAAAAGTTAATTGTTTTCTCAAGAGAAGATTTTAAAAAACTTATTTCATTAGTTATACATTGAATATCGTATTTTTTAGTTTTTAATTGCTCTTGAAGATCTAAAGATTTAGTTTTAGCAATTTGATTCATAGAAGAAAATATATCAATATCTAAAAGAGACTCAATCATTTTCCGTCTATCGGCTTTAGATTGACTCATAAAAGAGGCATAATTTCTTCCACCAATAGTTACTACATTAGAAAATGTTCTAAAATTTGTTTTTAAAATATTTTCTTCAAAAAACTTTTGATAATCTTTTGTTTGTGATACTGGATTAATTAATACATCATTTTTATAAATTTCAAATATTTGAGGTTTAATTCCTCTTCGTAATAAAAAATTATCACTCCCAATATTAAATTCTAATTCTACTAAACAATCCTTTCCATTAATAGAATTAACTAATTGAGGAATATTTACTTTACGTTGAGTTTTTCCAAATAAACAGAATGTGAATGCAGTATGTGTTGCACTCTTTCCGCATCCATTACCACCTTGAAAAAGAGTTTTAGAATGTTTAGATAATTCAATTTCTGTAAATGTATTGCCATAAGATAGAAAGTTTTTTAATCGTAATTTATGAAATGTTATCATTTAAAAATCCATCTGTTGTGCTGCAATATAAATTTCATTCATTGTATTGAATAAATTATCTTTATTTAAATTCATCTTTTGATTATTAAATAAATTATCTAAATACGATTGAATATAAAAAATAGTTTCTTTTGAATTATATTCTATAACATCTTGCTTATCTTCATTTACTTGCTGAAATCCTAAATCTTGAATAATAACAGATAATGGATTAACTTTTTCTAATGCTGTAATAAATGATTCAACTTTTGCTTTCTTTGAATTATGAGTAATATATACTTTAATATGCTTCTTAGAAAACATTTCATAATTAATTTCTTTTGACTTGATTATTTCATCAAAAATTATTTTTTCAAATATATTATTTGGATTATTAATATATTCTAATTCTAATGTATTTGTATCTAATATAACAAATCCTTTTTGATATCCATAATCACTCCAAATGATATCATAAGTATTGCCAATATATATAACATTATCTGTTTGAGACCTCATATGAAAATGTCCAGATAATACTTTATTATATTGAGCTAATATATCATTATTGATTTGAGATTCTTTACAAAATTGTCCTGGAGACATTAATGCTCCAGATGTTTCTAAATGACATAATAATATAGGTGAGGAGGATTTAAATATATGATTTTGTATATTAGTTCTATTTGATGCAGAAATCCAAGGAATTAAATCAAGTTTTAATTTATCTAAAATAATAGTTTCTGGAGAAGATGTAATTAAATTAAATCCAAATATTTTATCTAAATTTAATGACGACTGTAAAGTTATTTGATTTGATTGTCTATAAAATAAATCGTGATTGCCTGAAATAAAATAACATTCATAATCTTTTAATCGTTCAAAAATATTTTTATTCCAAGAATCAAGAATCATAGTATTTACATTTTTTCTATACTCACCAAGATCCCCTAAATGAATAATAGTCTTTATTTGATGTTCTTCTAAATAGGGGAAAAAGATTTGATTGAAAAATGTTAAAAAATGATTATTGAAAATTTCACAATTATTTCTAGAACCTAGATGCGTATCTCCAAGTAAACAAATCTTCATTTAGAATCTCACTATTTTAATATTCAAGTTCCAATTTTATTTGCAAATAAATCTACTTGAAGTCTTGGGGAATAAGAAAATCCATTATCATAGCAATATTTTGATACTGCTTGACAATTATCTTTATACTTAATATCATTTGTTCCTCCCTCTGGCATAATAAACACATCATAAATGTTTATATCATTAAGAGCATATTCTTTTAAAAATGAATGAATTTCATCATTCACTGTGCCATCAGAAACAAATTTTAAAACCAATTTTGATTCTCTAACTTCATTATATGAACGTAAAGCTTCTGGAACATAAGTATCTGATTTAATATGACCTGAACAAGATAATTTTGGAGATACTGAAAATAAAATATCTACATCTTGATAATCATTTAAAATATATATTAATCTTTTAGGAAGAACTTGAGTACCATTTGTTTCAAAAGTAATATACTCAATACCTAATTCATCAACTAATCTTGGAATAATTAATTCTAATGCTTTAGCCCATAAAAAAGGTTCACCTCCAGTAAATACAATATGAGGTTTTCTCATTGTACCATCTACTAGAGTTTTAATTTTATAAATCAAATCATCTTCATTATAATCTTCTGAAAATGATTTAAACTCTGGATATACAGAATAAAAAGAATCACATCCAGAATTAACTAAAGGTAAATCATATAATGTCTTATATAAAGGAAGATTACTAATTATTGTTTGAACTTCTTGATTGGGTGTACCTAATTTTTGATTTTTTAATCCAAAATGAGGACACCGAAGGTTACATCCAAAAAATCTTACAAAAATAGAAGGAGCTCCAACATATATAGATTCACCTTGGATACTCTTGAAAATTTCACTTACACGAATTTTCATTTAAAATTTCCTTTAATAAAAATAATTGATTTCAGGAGTTTCAACTGTAATATGTTCTACTTCTTTATCATAAGTATTATCTAAAATGAAATCTTTATTTACCGTATTAGATTCAATTAAATATCCTTCTTCATCATATTCTTGAGCTTTCTTTTTAATTTTTTGATAATTACCTTCTTGCTTAATTTTATTAACAAAAGCAAATTTCATAATTTGTGTAAAGTATCCAAAAGGATTAGAACCTTTAGCTGGATCATAATTATGAATATATTTTAAGCAGCATTCTACTCCTTCTTGAACAAAATCATCTACATAAGTATAACCTCTGAAATTAGATGCTGTTGCTAATTTCTTAGCAATCAATAAAAAACATTTTCCTAATTCATCAGAAATAACTCCAGTAGTTTTATATTTATCTAATAACTCTTTTAATATTTTATTATTAACATAAAATCTAGTTTCTAATGTATCAGGTTTTTCAAATCTAATATCTTTTTTTAAGATCATATGTTATCCAAGGTACATTGTTTTAAACTTTGTTTCAAGAGCATGAAACATAGACATTTCAATAAAATAAATTTTTGAAGTAAATATCATTATAGATGCAAATTGTTCTTTAGCTTCAAATAACTTATTATCAATATAACTATTATAACAAGACTCATTTAAATTGTCAAGTGTTTTATTTTTTATATTCCAAAATATAGTAAAGGGGTCTTTTGGAAATGCAACATATTTACCTTTAGGATCTAAAGATAGAATTTCATATCGTTTATCTTTAAATTTCAATGGTAAATCAGCATCTAATTTTTCCTGAGTAATAAATTGAAAACTCCTACGGTCATTAGTAGATAAAATTGGAATCTCATCTGCTTGAAATAATCTCAAATAATCTCTGCAATCTTTGTGAATATATGCAATTTGATTTAAACTTTGATTAATATTTTGTTTACGTTGTTTATCTAAAACAGCTTTATTAAAAATTGGAATCATTTTTTATACCTTTTTATTTTCTTCTGTATTATCATCAGGATTTTCATCTGTTGAAATTTCTTCTTCAGATGTTGTATCTACTACATCATTTTCTAAATCAATTGGTTTATTAGGATTAAATTTAACTAATAAATTATATAATAATAATTCAGCGTCTGGTTCTTTATCATTAGTATAAAATACTTGTAATGATTTTATAATAGCATCAATATCAATAAGTGAATTAATATTTTTAACTGTAATAGATGTTTCTAATTCTGAAATAATATCACCTGGAATATCTTTTATATTATATTGTTCACAAATCTTTTTTAAATGCTCAATACCAATAATATTTAATAATCTATTTACAGATAAACCTTTTTTAAACCCAATTAAAAAAGTTAATTTAGAAAATCCTAAATCATTTTTTGTTGTTTTTACAACATAACGACCAAGTAATGCTTTTGCTTCAAGCATCATTATTTTTTCTAAAGATGGAAAATAAGGCATAATCAAACAATCAATTCTTGGATAATTTTTAAATATAATCTTTTTGATTGTATATATAAAATTCTTTATCTTATTTGTATCTTTTAATAATGTTTTTGAAATATAATTTTCAGCTACAGTCCAAAATTTAAGTGTAACATTATTTGGTAATACAGATCTATTTTTTTGAATATCTGTAGATTCTGATATTACCGGGGAAATTACAGCTAAAGTTTTTAATGGGGACTTTAACCAATATAGCATTAATTTAAATTTAGGATTACTAATATCAATTAATTCTGGATCTAATGCTTCCTTTAAATTCTTTTTTAAATTATACTTATAGTAATCTATGTATTTCATTTATCTAGATCCAAAGGAAGCATTGATAGAATCATCCTTATCATCTTTATCGTCTTTCTTATCTTCTTCTTCAGTATCATCAATCAATGGTTCATCATCACTATCATCATCTGGCTCTTCTTCAATATCAGAAGTTTCTTCTTCATTTTCTACATCAGATGGTTCTGAATCATCTGTGGGTTCATCTGTGATTTCATCAGCAACTTCTTCTGAATCTAATTTAGCAACATCATCAGTTTCTACTTCATTTGATTCTTCGTCTTTAATCATATCTAAAAATTCTTTATAATTTTTCATGAAAGTTCCTTTATTAGCTTTAAAATGTTTCTTTTATTTATAATCATCTTCATC